TTTTTTTCTTTTTTTTTTTGCAGACTAAACCATTCTAAGTAAAATCCCACCACCTCTCGATAGCTAATAAAACCGTCACCATGAAATAGACTGCAACCAGTCGAATATTGAATAAACCCTCACCAAGAAATGAAAATTACCCACAGTAAATTACTGGAAGGAAAACTGATAGTTATCAAGCTTCCCATCGAACCACTGCTCATCCAGCGTCCTCCACTCAAGAGTAAGAGGTTTGATGTTTTTATACACCAGTGCTGCATTCACCTGCTCGAGGAACTCCCGAAACTTCTCAGGTCCCCAACCATGGCATTCGATCAGCGCACTAACTGCATTAATACGCGTATCGTCCTCCACAGTCCCAGTCTTCATTATCCACTGCGTGGCATCATTAACAGATTCCCAAGCCAGAGGGGAGAGCCAAGAAAACTTTCGCGTGGGGTGAGGCAGGAAAGAACGCTTCAAAAAAGTTGCGTCCCGAATTTCCTGCCACTCCGCAAGTTCAGCATCCTTGTCACTCCCGGTAGAAACAATTCCATATTGAGCAAACCAGTCACGAATTGTAACTGCATTAAACTTTCCAAGGAACTGCTCACTAACGGACATAATCAAGTCATCGCCATACACCACAAGAACCACATTTCGAAAATATGTTTCCCATGGGTCAATTCCGCTTCCAGCCAACTGCCTCCAAGCAAGCATCACATACAACATATTCACCAATGAATTGATGATTGTAGTAATAGACGCACCTGAAGGAGAGCCAGAAAATTGCTGGTAGATCGTACCAGCTACACAATGCACACTATTTGTGCACTCAGCCAACAATGCTCGCAGTTCGAGTTCATTAACCCCTTCCACATTCGCCATTGTCCATTTAACCATGATGTTTGCCGCTGCAGCAGCTACACCTGCGTTAAAACCTGGACCAAAGTTACTGTAGTCGAGGCCAATCACCCTACTATGCCCAAAGCTAGTCAAGCGCTGAAACAGTGCTGCCCATTCATCACCCTTGACATTCATGCCAACTGCGGACTGATTCTTCAAGCGATTTGTCATAAAAGAAGCACAAAAGTGCAAATAATTCTGACGCATCGCAATTGTATAGTCCACAGGACTCGCACAAAATACTCGAGTTGCTCCTGGTTTGTGTATTTTGGATTTTAGTTTCCTCTCGTCCTTGAGTGTGTCCACAAACACAGTACAAGGCTGGGTTCCACTACGGCGCAAATCCTCCTTACGCTTCACCTCCGCCAACAAATCTGGATGTATTTCACAACCAACCATTGCTTCTGAAGGCCCACGAATCGGATTTATCCATGCACCCTTGCTTGTTTCTTTTGACCTAGTTGTCCAAGGCCAACCTGCACTGGTATTAAGCTTCATAGAATCATAAAACTCAACACCAGGCTTGCCAACAACCGCCTCCTCTGGTGTCAATCGGGCCGGATTAAGAATAGCAGGCCTCATAGACTGGAAAACTCCAGTATACAATGCTCGCTCAGCTTCCGCCACCCAGTCCGATGGGAAGTTGCTTGTCAGCACACCATGCTTTTCCACTCCAAGCTTTAGTGGACTATCTTCATGGGTATAGCGAGGATCCTGTTTACTTAAGATGGTAGGCTCAGTAAAAGGCTCCAATCCACACACACTTTGAATAGCTGATGGTATTATTTTTGACTTCTTAGGGGTATGTGGGGTTTCTCCCTGTGGTAACACACCCTTATAGTCAACATGGCTTTCGTTCTTCAAC